CATTATTAGTAAATATCTTAATCTTAGCATAAGATATATCTTTAGTGGATTCCTTGATTGCTTTTAATGCTTGTTCGTAGTAGAGACAATCCACTATTACTAGTGTTACTGTATCGAGATTTAGCATTGTTACTTCAATAATTCTTGTATTTGCTGTTTTCTTTTTTGTAAATCTCTTTGGTAGAAGGAGAGGAAATAATCATAGAATAGTTTATATATTTCTTCCGCTAGAAGTTTGTTTTCTATTCTAATTGCATTTATGCTCAAGAAATATTCTTCTCCCCCAGAACGATGCGGAGTACTCTGTCGGGTTCTTTTATAACAATATAGTTGAGGGGAAGTGGAGTCGGATAGAAGAGCGGAGGTGTTGGTGTTCTTATTAAGACTTGAGGAGAAAGTAGCATCTTCGTCGAGATTTTCGACTGCCCAACTTCTCTTATTTTTTTCTAATATTTGCTTTAAATTTACAATCTCAGATTCACTTAAAAACATAGTTTATCTCCTTATAATGTACAACTTTCATCTGAACATTTTTGTTTAGGTGCTTTTGGGGTTCCTTTAGAATATAGAACCTGTTGGTCTTTACTACCATCTCTATATACTGTTACTCCCTTTGCCCCCAAAGACCAAGCCAATTTGTAGGCATCCTTAACATCATCAACGGTAGCATCATGTGGTAGATTTATGGTCTTGGAGACCCCGCCGTCGAGATATTCTTGCCATTTAGCCAAAACTTTTATATGCCACTCAGGAGAAACCTGATGGGCGGTTCTTACATATTGAGAACTATATATATCACGAGTTTCTTCCACCTTACCAATAGTTAAGTGCCTCTCAAACACATTGTCAAACACGGGCTCAATCCCCGAGGAGCAGTCTGCCAAAAGACTAAGGCTTCCAGTAGGGGCGATGATTCTACGATAGAAGAAAAACTTATCGGATTCATAGTCCTCTGTGGCTTTTTTGTATACTTCTCCCGCCTTATCTATGAAATCTAAACATTCTTGAGAATCGTAGAAAATTCCCAATCGAATGAGACAATCCGCAAATCCCATAATACCTAAACCTATGGGATTATATTTTTTCATTGCTTCTTCTGATTCTTTGATGGGATATTCCGATATACTATTTATGGCAGATAGTGCTCTACATCCAATCTTACAAACCTCATAGAATTTATCAAAGTTGAATTTGTTTTTCCATATAAATTTAGATAGATTAATACTACCTAAATCACATGCCGAAAATTTAGGCATTGGAACTTCAGCACAGGGATTGCATGCTTCAATTTTAACTTCTGGCCATAACTTATTGTCTTTATTAATTCTATCATAGAATAATATGGCCGGGTCACCATTAATCCAAGAAGAGAAACATAATAACTCAAATATGTCTTTTATCCTCGCTTTGCCTACTTTCTCATTATTTTTAGGAGAGATTAAGTCTATATACTTCTTAGAATTATCTACATTCTTCATAAACTCATCATCCACCATTAACGATAGATTGAAGTTTTGAAGTTTGCCTTCCAACTTAGCAGTAATAAAGTTGAATATATCTGGATGATTCTGATTAAGAATCCCCATTAAAGCTCCTCTACGTCTTCCGCCCTGTTTTACGGTATCAACTATATTATCGAAGACCTTCATAAAAGATATTACACCAGAAGAAGTTCCCCCACCACTTAATGAAGAATTTCTTTCCCTTAAAGGAGAGAAGTTTATACCAACACCTCCGCCCCCCTTAAAAATAATTGCCATATCTTTCATAGTTTTGAATATAGAAAACATATCATCTTCTATTGGCAAGACAAAACATGCGTGAAGATTTCCTTTAGGAGCATTGAATAGTGTAGGAGAATTAGGTAGAAATACCCCGTTCACCATTAATTCGTAGAGTTTTTCCTCATACTTTTCGTCCCCGAGGGATAATGCAAGAGCAACTCTCTTGAATACATCTTCTGGGGATTCTCCACTTCTACAATATCTTTTTTCTAGTAAGTATTTAGCGTTCTGACTAAGCATTGTTATTTATTCACCTTCTCCAATCTTACTTGTCCTAATAAGTAGTTTCTATATTTCCTAACTCTTGGATTAGATAGAATATCATCTTTAAATTCAGGAGACTTAAAACTTACATATATAGGAGTGAACTCTCCAACTATATGTCTTAAATCTCCCCTACTTATTCTTAATAGATTAGGGAAGTCAAAGTATATCAAATATCCCTTAATTCTATTAATCTTTACAAAATCACTAATTGCCTCCTTTACTTCTGTGAAGGTATACTTAGATTCAACAATGTTTTTATTCTTTTCCACCTCCGGCGGGGCGTTAGTAATCATCTCTTCTATATTACCCATTTCTTCTCCTTTTATTTAGAATTAGTTGTTATCTTAGTAATTGCATAATATGGAATCTTTAAATGTGCCTTTGCTACCTCAAATCCTGTTTCTTCCTGTATGTGGTCTATATATTCAAACAATTCTGCTATAATCATCCTCTCTTTATTAGAGGATAGAGGAATAACTAATCTAAAGATATTATTGTCATAGTTAATAGATTCACATATAACTACATCTTTTCCAATCTTTAAATCACAAAGTGCTAAAAATCCCGATAATTCTATACTTCTCATTTATCTTGGCCCCGTATTATGTAATGTTGATTTATAATTTTTATTCTTATATTGACCACATTGTGCTAGTGGCCAATCTCTAAAGTGTTTAAACTCTCTTTCTGTCATAGGTCTTTTTAAATATTCTATAAGTACTTTGATTAGTTTCATGTTAGCCCCATTTCTCGAACACCCAAAAATATGTGTGAAATTTACGGGCGTGTTGTTGGTTTAATATATCTCGTTTTGGTACGATTCGGCTTTTACTAAGATAGATAAAAAGGTCTTTGGCATAAAAACCAACACTCATAGCTATATTGTAAATCATTATGCTACTGAAATAATTTTTACCACCAAGTACAGTATCTTGACATTTAAAAATAACAATACCTTTCTTTTTAAGTATTCGATAAAATTCAACTAGCGAATCCTCATAAAATTTCCATAATTCTTTAATCGAACCATATTCAGAGAATCTATCTTTGATTATTGATCCCGTGCCGGTTTTAATTAAAAAGGGTGGGTCAAACATTATCGTAAAAGCCGAATCAGATTTTACTGGTAATTCTTGGGCTTTTGCATACAGCACACCCCCAACTTGTGGCTTAATATCGAATTTTAGTTTCGGTTGTGGTATTCTTCCTCTATAAAGATTTCCCGTTGAGTATGTCGGGTCAATATCTATTTTACCATTCTTTGAGTGTAACCTTAAAATATTTTCGATTATTTCGTCTTGGTTGAATGATATTGACCTTATCACTTCGCCAAAAAGGTTAAGAGGCTGTTTGATTAGTTTCATAATAGTATCTCTATAAGTTTAGGGTCTAAAGTATCTATAACTTTAACTATATCTTTATTAGAAAAATCATTAATCGTTTCTCCAATATCTCTATTCCAAGTTTGATTTAAACAGAATATAGTCTTAGGAGTACCTCTTTTTAAATTGGACTCTAAAGCAGTAGATATTTGATGTAGAGAGTCCTCAACAAGAATGTCCATATTGATTAGTGACTTTTCTTTTAAAAACACAAATTCAGTAAATCGAAATCCCATTCTTTCATACCACCCTATTGTATGCTTAACAGCATCGAATACTGGTTGGGAGGAAGCCAAGATTACTTCAAATTGTTCTGAATCATACAAAGTATTTACGAACGCAATAGCGTTAGGATACGCTCCAGCGAACAAAAATATCTCCTCGCAATAATCACTATAAACAAACTTATTAAATTCGTCCAGAGACTTAAAACCAAAGGAATCTAACAAATTATAACTTGTTGCGGGCTTAATCTCTCTATAAGGATGTATTCTTCTTATTATCTTTTCTACCGCAGGTACAAATTGTCTTAGTACTCCATCAGTATCTATTACTATTGTTTTTTTCACTACTTCCAATCTCCGCGTTTTAAAACAGTAGATATTTTTTCCAATATACTCATTGTTTCCTTATTCATCTCTTCCATCCATCTAGTTCTCTTTTTATACACATACTCTCCAGTGGATTTTTGAATAGATTTTGGATATATTCCCCTATCTGTAGAGATATCTAGTGCTTTTCTAAGTCTTTGTACCCTCTTCCAAGGAAAGAGAGTACTAGTGAAGTCCCCTAATGTTAAAAATGTAATCTTTTTCATTCCCACCCCCTACACCCACAATAATAAGAATCAAGTTCCGAATCTTCTTCATATTTAAAGAAAGGTAGCTTAATACTTGAGGGCCTTCTATTGTTACATAGGGAGCATTTAGCAAATCTATTAGTTAAGTCTGGTATAATCTTTTCTACTATATTTGCATTGGGAGTTAATCCAGCACATATAGCGCAACAAGGATTGCCCTTACTATCAACGGCGTTTGCTGAATGACCACATTTCATTAATACCACTTTCATTATTTTCCCCATTTATTTTGTCTATAAATTTGCCAAATAATAGCATAATTAGCCAAATCTAATAGCGTATCATCAATACTTTCGTTTTTAGGTTCTTTTTTAGAAGAATAGGTGCCTCGCTCAATATCAAACCCCATTAGATTAAGTAGCCTTGCTACTTTATCCCAAACTCTTGTAGATAGTCCAAGCTCCCCCATAGCTCTGATATTTGCGGGAGAATAATCTTGATTTTTTTCTAAATGAGTTCGATACATTTTATCTATTATTTCCCTAAAAGCACCACATTGATTAGGACATCTTAATTCTGTGGGATGCAAATTAGAGCCCACTGTCAGAGTGGGATGGTTATTATCTTTATTATTCATACTAGCCCCTTCTTAAAAATCTACCATAATTAAAATCAAACTCTTGTCTCATAATTAAATTATCTTTAACAAGTTTTCTAATCATCTCAGCTCTACGGGTTGCCTGTAGTTCTATATTATGTGTTTTCTTCATATCTTCATATAGTTTTTGTCCCATTCTCTTTCTTAGTTCCGAATCTTCTATGAGCATTTTTAAATATCTTTTCCAATCTGAATCAACCCTAACTAAGAACCCATTAATAGAGCTTGTTATACTATCTGAATAGGGCCCAACATCCGATGCAATAATAGGAATCTTTCTAGCGGATGCTTCCATAGCCTTTAAGTCTGACTTTACATTATTGAATTTATTACTAATTAAGGGCGCTATCAAAATATCAATATCTTTAAATATCTTAGGATATGTATGAATAACATGAGTAGGTATGATTTCTATCCTATTCCAATCTACATTATCCCCAAACAATATTTTCTTATAATGATACCATACAATACCCTCTCCATCATTCCAATTAAGTTGTTTAATTCTATCTACAACCGGTCCCTCTATACGAGTATCATAGCCACCTAATACAAACTTAGTATTATCGAAGCGTTCTATAATCCACTTACCCAATCCCTCAATCTTCTTTATGTCATAAAGGTGTGATGAACCTCCGATCCATCCTATCCTAATATGCCCATCATCTTTCTTAGGCAGATTCCAAAAGTAGTGGTCATAGTCTATTGCATTAGGAAAGATTTCTACATTATAGTTAAACTCCTTAACGGCATTAGCCATTCTCTTTGAGGGTACTGTTACTACTGTCGCACCTCTCATAGCCTCTTTGGTGGACTCTTCTAGATTAAATCTCTTGAATGTAGAGTAAACCGGATTTTCAGGGGGTATTTCCCAATCTAAATCATCTATATCATATATTACTACCTTACCCCTTTCCTTAGCCGCCTTCATAATATTAGGATAAGCAGCGGGGTATCCTATTATGGCTCCCACTAAAACAATTACGTCGTTCGCCCTAACCACATCGGTAGCAAAGGCGTCCGACATAGTGTAGCCTTTATATATCTTAGCCCCAAACCCCGGTATATGTCTATCTATATACTCATAGGGTAGCTCTTGTCTATATAGAAACTTACCGGTAAGATTATATGATATTACTCCTATCTTAATCATAGTTTCTCCTCAGAATACTCATGCTAATCTTAGGAGACTTCCATTTATCTTTAAGAGGAGGTCTTTTAGGCTTATTATCAGAATCCTCAATCTTAGGTACTTTAGGAGTTTCCGACAGTATCTCTAATAAACTCTTTCTATGAATGTTTAATTCCACAATCTCCCGTTTAGGTGTCTCTATTTTCATTAAAGGAGCACACTGTTCACAGAACTTACCTTCCTTCTCAATTTCATATCCGATAACCTTCTTGTTATTAGGTAAATAATAAGTCTTGATTCTATACTTAATAGGAATCTTGAACATTCTTTCTTTAGGTGCCGTTATTCTATGGCAATTATCACAATAAAACATTATATAACCTCGTCTACAAATTTCCACTTCTTTGCTAACTCTGCGGGCAAGTACAAATCGTGAGTAATCATCTTATCAAACTCTTTCTTAGGAATCTTAGTATATCTTAAATACATATCCTCAAGTTTTTTAGCAATTAGTCTATAGTTCTCTATTGCATCCTTCATTTCTTCATGTTTACCCTCCATACCCCCAGATAATTGATGTATTAGTATATAGGAGTTTCTAGTCATTAATCGCCTACTTCCTACTATTGAAATAATAGTACCAGCAGAGGAGCAGTTCCCCTCTATAATCGTTATTATCTTAGACCTTAAAGTTAAGATAGTATCCGCTATCGCAACAGCAGAAAAAACAGACCCACCAATAGTGTTTAGGTGTAGTTTAATGGGCGGTAAATCTGCACAATCATGGGTAGTAGCAAACCATACATTCTTGTTATCCACCTCCTTTAATATTTTTACTAGAGTCATTGCTGCTGCTGAATTTACCTCCTCATAAAAATATATATCATTTCCCTCCCTATCAATTAGAAGATCATTATTATTCTGATTCATTTGGCGCTCCAATATATGGGGTTAGCTTTGTTAGGTCATCCGAATGTACCAATACAAAAAATCCTTTTCTACCGTTTTCGTGTAAGCACACTACCGGAGTTTTATGCTCTAATGTAGCTAGCTCTTTAGTCTCATTCCAAAGAGATATTACCGCAAACTTCTCCCTACACTTACACTCTATATATAAACTATCGTGTATAACGTCCGCTCTTGTGTGCCCCGCATTACCTCCACTTAATGGATTACGTCTTCCCTTAAAGAACTTAGCAACTCTGCGTTCAAATGCTTTCCATGTCTTATCTGGCATGCGATTCCTTTACAATTTTAAGTCCCATTATCCTACTCCATAAAGTAGCATCCTCTAAGAATTTAGAAGAACAAATAGTTCTCCACTCACTTTTTTTGAATCTTTCCTTTTCTTGGAGTTGATACTCTTTTTTTGTTTCCATTATCCTGTACTTCTTCAATAGACCCATCTTCATCCTCCAAAGTTTTGGCTAATTGTGCAATACTATCTGTTATAGTAGATAATTCTTGTTTTGCATCTCTATATAAGTTATTTAAAGTAGTTAATAGTCCTTCTAATCCCTTTTCCATTATAGTAGAAGTTAAATGCTCATTAATTAGATATACAAACATATAATTTGGATTAGAGAAGTAATATTTCTGCTTTTGATTACTTTTAAAATTAACAATCCAATTCTTACTGTCTCTACTTAGATAGATTTTATTATTTTCATAGAAAATCTTTTCATCACTAATCTTGTGTTTGGGCATAACTAACTCCATTTATTTTACTAATTCTAATTACTTTATTAAATCTTGACTTTAAGAAGTCGTTATGACTTATTACTATATTTTGACAAGAATCTTTATTAATTACTCCAAGAAACGATTCTATCCCAGATAAATCTAAATTATCTAATACTTCATCAAAGAATCTGAAATTAAGGCACCTGTTAGAGTTCATAAACTTCAAATCCAATAGAGACATACAAACAGCAATACCTACCCGCTTTCTTTCTCCGGTTGAACGCAGATGAATGGGAAAGATGGTTTCCGAAGATTTATCATAAACCTTTACATTAAATTCTTCCTTTAGATTACCGGAAGATTTCAGTTCTCTTAATGTGTCTAACTTTATTTCAAAAGGTACGGACATTTCTTTTAAATAAGCATTACTAAGTTCTTCCAACTTAGGTAGAGTAGATTGAATGATTAATCTTCGTATCTCAGGAAACGCCCTCTCCCAATGCTTGTATTCTGCCACATTCTTTTTAATCTTATCTATCTCTATGTCTAAAATCTCTTTTTCTTTACTATTAGTAGCATAATTTTCTATATTGGTTTTACAATGCTCTATACGGGATATAATAGTATCATTATTTTCTTTGAGTAACATTAGGTTGTATATTACATCCGTATTGTCTGTTATAGCCTCTTCCAAGTTAGTATTAAGGGCTTGTAATTCCCTTAATAATTTAGTCCTATCTTCCTCATATAGTACACATTCATCATCAAATTTAGTCTTTAGTTCTCTCAATTCCTTTTCATATACATTTTTATTAGTAGAATCCTCCTCCAACTTAGAGTATAATCTATTATAATTCTCTATATTGTCTATCTTATCCGATAATACCTTAATACTATTGGATATATAATCTATTTTATGCTTTAAAGACCCTATCTCAGAATTAAGTTTATCCTCATCAAACTCAATAAGACCACCCTCACTTTGAAGTAGTTTACTACCACATTTAGGGCATACTAGTGGACTATCCTTTCTTGATTGCTTTTCTTCAAGAGCCCTATTTAGAATAACAGCATTAAGGGATAATTCTTCTTTTTTACCCCCCAACTCCTCCACATTATCGTAGTCTTTATGATACCTCCCAAGTTCTTTAAGACAATTAGTGATAGAATCTCCAACAGCCTCCAATTTGAGTGTTAAATCACTTATTTGATTTTGTTTATCCTCCCTATATGGCCTAAATCTGTTCTCTAATGTTTCTAAAGTAGATTTAACTCCATTAATCTGGGTTTTAAGGAATTGTATAGTAGATTCTATTACAGAGTATCTAGAGATTAGTTCGTTGTTTTTATCTCGTTGTTTCTCCAGAGAGGGTATTTCGGCAGATAGAGATTCTATGGTATCTGTACCTAACAAACCAATGTATATCTCACGTTTACCTTCCACTACACCGAGGGTTTTATTAAGTGCCTCGATATAGGAGTGTGCAAGTTGTTTACACTCCATCCATTTATCTAAATCAAACATTCTTGAAATAAATGCAAATCTTTCAGAAGAAGAAAATCTCTTACTAACAAACATATCCACAGAAGAATAGGAGAGGAAGTTAGTAGATAGAATATCCGATACAATCTGTTTTTGTGTTCCCTTAAACCCAAAATAGTTATTAATATCCTTCTGTACTTCCGAAGGTACTGTGGTTTTGTTATTTACCTTAGCACCGTTTATTGAAAACTCTAAACTATTTGTGGTATTACGTTCTCTTACTACTCTTAACAAATTGTTATTATCAATCAGTTCTAATTCTACTCTACAATCATCCTCTCCATATCTAACTACTTCATCAGCAAGAACCTCATCAAAGATAGGTACTCCTAATAAGCACCAAAATATAGCAGATGCAAAGTTAGTTTTTCCACTACCATTACTATCACATCCTTCTGTGTTAGAGTTTCCTATTAGAAGAATTTGCTTAGAGTTATCAAACTCTACTTTGACATCTCTCCCAAAAGAGGTATAGTTTGTGATATTTATGGACTTTAGGTACATTATTGTTTCTTAGGTCTTCCTACTTTCTTTGTAGTGTTTAGTGGAAGTTCTAATTGAGGGGCCTCTTCTATTGTTCCCACTATTTCCATTTGAGCCTCTCCGGCTACTACTACATCGTCTATACCTATTTTTTTGGTTACTCCCACATTTGCGCTAATTGTTTCCCTAATCTTATTCTCAAGATTCTCAGTAAATACAAAACCTTCTAAAGGATAGTTATTGAGATATTTAATAATCTCATTAATTTTATACCGATACTCCTCTAAGTTACCGGTCTTTCTCAGTTCCGCAATCATTAATTACCCACCTTTTTTAATTCTTCTTCTAATTCTTCAACATTACCACTTTTTAGAAATTCTAGTATTCCTCCAATGATAGAGGTTACTATGGGGATGATTCCTAAAAATGCAAGCCAACTATTGTGGGTGACATATATTGTACCACACAATATTGCTATACTTGCTACATTTGTCCATGCTACTGTTTTAAACATACTTTTCCTTTCTTTTATTTATTATTGATTTCCGGTGATGCTCAACTTTAAGAGATTTTCAAGATTTTCCCCCAATTCTCTTTCTTCTTTAGTTCTTCAAATAGTGTGCTCTCTAAGTACATTTTTACTCCTTATGTTCTTATTATATCTCTAAACTCACATTGAAGCTCTTTTAAATAGAAGGGGTGTTCTATTTTTTCTTCTAATATTATATCCTTTAATCTACATAATTTTTTTATATGTTTTGAAGTATTTTCAGTAAACAATAAAGAAAACCAAAGTTTTGTTTGCTCTAATGGGGCTTCGTAGAGTACGGGAAGAGATATTACTAAACACATCTTCTTTTTATTTGATAGTTTTTGAGCACTTCTTTGATGATTTATTTCTGTAACAATCTCTTTTAGGTGTATATACAATTCTATTATATTCATCTAATTATTCTCAAATATAGATTCTAATAGTTCTTGACCTATCTTTATAAGATGTTTAGAAGTCTTATTCAATTTATTATATGAATCAAAAGCATCCTTATATGATAATTCGGTCTTTATTTCAGAAGATGTAACTACATGCTCTCGTTGAAAAGATATATCAATGTGAAAAGGATTTAAAGACTTAGCATACTCTTTAATCTTTCGAGGACGTATCTCCAAATCTCCTATATTAAATTCAATCTTAATAATCTTATTTTCAATATTAAGAGAATCAATATAGTCATACATATCCTTTTCAGAAGACACAAATACTTCATAAGATTCAAATACTCTATCTTCTATTGGGATGTATTCTTCTTTAGATACTCTACCATCACCCAATTCCAAATAAAGAAACCCGCTCTCATTGTCCTTCTCACCAAAGTTATTTCTACACAAAGCACCAATATATCTACAATTATTTATTCTTTGGCGTTTATGAAAATGACCAGTAAATACTGCCTCAAACTTTTGCAACGATTCAATAGATATAAACTTATCGCTTAATCTTTCATTATCAAACTTAGCACCAATTAATTGTAGATGAGAGAATAGTATAGACTTTGAAGTAATCTTATCTATTTCAGATTCTAAGCCAGATGCAATAAATCTTAACCATAGTTTTTGGTCGTTTAAGTATATAGAGTAATTCTTGGCGGCGATAATATTGTCACACAAATTAGATTCTGAATCTAGATTGTATGAAAAGTTGTCATTAGTATCGTGATTACCTCCCACTATGAGTACTTGTATATTATCTTTAATAAGATTAGATAGAATAGAGGATACTAAAGCCCTTAATTCTTCTGAGAATCTTGTACCATCAAACAAATCCCCTAATACTATAAACGAATCTACTTTATGGGCTATGGCATAAGCAACAGATTTCATCAAACTATTTAGCTTATCAGTAGTTCTTAATGAGAACCCAAGCCTATCTAATCCTCCAATAGATTCAAAGTCTTTTAGATGTAAGTCTGCTATGAGAACGGATTTATACATTATCCCCTTAATATTTCGTTCTTTAAATCAAGATTGTTGTTGATATATGCTATAGTAGCCTTTTTACCCTGAAATCTTTCAGTACCTATAGTAAACCACCCACCACTCTGTTCGATAATCTTCTTATTGATGCCTAAGTCAATAAGAATTTCATCTCCACATTCTTCCTCTATCCTACCATCCGTATATAACAATAGACGAGTATATCCAAAAGGCGGGCCCATTTTATTCTTAGGAGCAATTACATCAATCTTCTTATAGATTAGATTACCCTTACTGTCCTTCTCTGTACCACGGAGTTTAAGGGCTAATCTTATAGAAGCTTCAAACTTACTAGCACCTCCACCAGCAGTAGTAACTGCTCCAGGAGATAGTGCGGATAAATCGTCTACAGCGTGAAAGATAAATACCATACAAGTTTTCTTATCCGATAGCTTGTGCCAAGTTTCTTTTCGTGTAGTACCTTGAAAATAGACTTTATCAGACTTAATTAAATTCCCATTAATATCTCTAATCTCGAATCCGGATAAGCTCCTAAAGAAGTCGGCGTTCATCTTGGCTGCTTGCAAATTGTCATATTGGCTATGCTTTTCTGCTTTAGCCTCTCTGAGATATTCTGGAATTAGTTTAGTGTTACTATCAAGTACGATTAAGTCATAAATATCTAATGCTAATCGTTGTTTAACCTTATATAAGCAATCTTCTCCGGTAGTAAAGTCCCTAACTATCTCTAATGAGGAGGTATCCACCCCACATTGTTCCGCATATTCTTTAGTAAGAGTGCCCTCAGACTCAAACCATACACACCTACCTCCCAATTTCTGTACCATGGAAACAAGAAATAGGGCCACAGTACTCTTACCAGAACTTTCTTTGGAATATAGTTCGATGTAGCGCCCTCTTGGAAGACCGCCATGTAATACTTTACTGTCTAATCCCATAAGCCCCGTAGGCATAACCTCTACTGAAGCAAGAGATTCCACAGTTTCAATTTTACCTAAAATCTTTTCTAAATCTTTAATATTATTAACCACCAATTCTCCTTACATTATTTTACTTATAATTAGAATACAAATGCTCTCTAAAAGAATCAATCCAATTTGTTCACAAATTGTAGTAATATCCCCTCTATTCAATCGTCTTTGCCTCAGCAATCAGAGATTTTAAGTCAATCCCCGATTCGGTAACATTTCCAATAATTCTATTAAATTCTATAGGTTCTATTACTCTTATAGTAATAAAAGGATATGAAAGAAGAACTCTTCTATACTTAGTACCATACCTACCGTATGGTCTCGAAAGAGTATGATACTCAGGAAAGGCACTTCCCACATATCTTACCTCTATTTCAGGTAGAAACTTATATTCATACCCCAAAGACATGAAGGGGTACTCTAATTTGGGAAACACATATTCCACAGACCCAATCATACCTCTCCTGAGCTTTTTTTGAAGAGACATTCTCCATTTTAAATAAGCATACCAAATGGCTGTTTGTTTATTCCTAATAATAGTACCATCAGGTATATATACTAGCTGACGATACTTAGGAACATACGAATAGCCAATAGACGAAATCGTGACTACCTCCTACCAATCATTAGAGCTCTCAGTAGGTTCTGCAACAACTGGTTTAATCTCTTCCTTAGATTCATCAAACACTTCCTCAACAATTTGTTCAACACTATCCTCGTGTTCGGGAAGAGCTACATTAGAAGAATCGTTTGCTAATAATCTATGACCAAGTTTAGTGATTTCTTCATACAAATCATCTTTATACTTGAATATTGCGGCCCCATTAGCATCCTTAGCTTCCAGATTAATAGGAAAGTCATTAAAGATTTTGACTATTTCTTCATTAGATTTAATTGGGTTAACCAATGAATCTATCTCCAATTCGTAAGCATCAATCAACTCAACCTCTTCTGGAGTGAATACTTTAGAATAGATGTCTTTAAGCAAATCAGGATGTTTGTCGAAGAAGTCGGGGTCTTCTACAGCCTCTACAGGAATCTTACCAGCCAATACCATACATTCAGGGTCTATCTGAGCAGTATATCTGGTAGTAAGTTGTTTGTTAGAGGTTTTAGCGGCCAATTCTTCGTCTATTTTCTTGGTTACAATAACATCCCACGTCCAATAAGGGCCATATCTCAATTTAGACTTATCCCGAGTACTGACCTCGGCTTGAAAATTTGTAATGTCCTTAGAGATAGTTGAGGGATATTCCCAAGCACCCAACCATGGTTTATCTCCATTTGTCAAATCTCTTGACAAAACTACATAAATATATCTAGTAGTTCGTTTGAATTGTGGTATCATTGTATCTCTACTTGCCCCATGGTCGGCAGCAATCTTGCGCTCAAGACTTGCTAATGTGTCTACGATAGTTCGTATACCGGAAGATTGTGGGGGTAGAACAATAGAATTGTAAGAGGGAACTATTTGTTGAGTCTCAAAATCCTGCCTGAATGTAGGATATGTTATTGATTCCCGACGTTTAGGTCCCAACAAACAACGATGATGATATTCCCCTAATTCCTTAAATCTTCCAACAATAGCAGTAGCTCTGCTCTCTTCTTTTGCTACATCATCTTTTGTAGCACCGGGTTGTTTCATTATTTTTCTCCTTTATTTTATAGGTTTTTCTTCTGGTCCCTTTAATCCTTGTGCTATAGGCGAATAGACATTATCGTAATTGGGAACATCCATAACATGATTTTTCTTAGTTACAATTAATCTACTCACATCAAACCATTTTCCATCATATTTTCCTTCTTTGTTAACTTGTGGAACAACAATGGCTTGAATACATCCATACAAATCGAAAGAAATACAAGTTACCGCTCCTTTAAACCCCGTAACTTTGTCCTTTACAGACATTCCCAACAAATTTAAGTGTTCTTGTGTTTTCATTATTTTTCTCCTTTTTTATTTTCTTTTAACATATTTTGTAATTTAAGATACTCTTGAGCAATTAGATTTCCCCAATGTGAAATTTGCTTTTCCAAACTTGCAACCCTTCCTTCAAGAATTTCTAAATCAAGACTTTCTTGATTCTTTTTACTATCTTCTAAGTCCTCAATAAATCCCCTACCACATTCTAAACAAGTATATAGGGGATGATAAGAAGATAATGTATCTGCCGAACTATCGCACTTTCTTAGTATGTCACCCCCATTCTCGTCTATAAGAGTAACTACACTAAGGGCCCTTTTAGTGGGTCTTTTACAAAAAGGACAAATTGGTATATTATCGTTCATTTTTCCTCTCAACTTTCTCTAACATTGGTAGTAGATGTTCATGTGCTTTTAGTAGCCCATTCTTTACAAACTCCTCAAACTCAAGTGTTGCCCACTTACTAATAGTACTCCCCTTAAGCCGCCTATTATATTTAAGAAGTACAAATTTTTTACTATCTATGCATCTATAAATTTTACTTTCCCAATAAACGTAGACTCTAACCCAACTTTGAGGCAAACTAAAGTGATTTTCTACAACAAAATTATTACTAATAGTTATTTCAATTTCTTTTAAATCCATCTCTTCCTTATTCCAAGAAGAAATATCTTCCACCACTTTAATTAAATCTACCTGTTCCATATTAGTTTTCCTTAGCTCTTTCCTTTTTGACTTCTTCTAAAAATGCTTTAACATAGGGATTATCTACATTAGATAAGTCTTTAGTAAGAGATTCTAAGTATTGTGATAGTCCTATTTTATCCTTAATTTTAAGAATCCTACCATATTGTAGGGACAATTCAGCCTCAAATAGTTCCTTTACTTTCTTAGTGGTTCTATTGAATAATTCTTCATCAGACTCATTCTCTAATTTAGTTTCCGTTATTCCAACATCGACTCTGATAGTAGAGTATGCCTGAAATGGTATAGTTAGCCCCAAGTTTAAATAAAAGTCTTTCATCTAATTCCTTACTTCATTTAATGCCTTCATAGCCCCCTCCACATTTGGGTATATATACTTCTCAAATATAGAGAATTGCAAATACTTCCTCTTTGTATACGGGTCTGTAATCTCTTCCCCAGTCCTTCCATCAAACATTTGTTCTATGTTGATTATATACAAGATTCTACATGATTCTTCCGTAGTAAATGAACCATAAGTCTCAAATTCTACTATAGTACCATAGAATACAAAATCTTTATCAAAGACATTTGCCGACCAAACCTTTTCACCAATCTCATACTTAGTATTAATCTGCATTATGCTTCTACACTCCTAACTGCTTGTCGTGATTTAATTAATGTTTGTAAGTGAGTTCCTCTTGATTCAATAAGTTTTAGTTCTCTAAAGAGGTACTCTGCATCTTCTTTTAATTCATTTAGTTTAGATGTTCTTTCCCTATAGTCCCCTTCATACTCTACCACTAATCTTGTATGTACGTTTCCTTTGGTCGGAGTAGAGTTGGACTTACTTCTCAATCCCGCATTGATTTCATTTTGGTACTCTTTGATGATTGTTTCTTCTGTTATTGAGAATAACTTTTCATACCATATTTCATATTCCAATTCTTCCCTACTCCGCTCTCTATTAACACACTCATAAGCAGAAGAAAATGTATGTAGATACCCAGCAACCCTTTGTAAGGAGTCTTCAAGTTCTAAATCGCTTAACCTATCTGTAAGACCAGTTTTGAGATTTAGTAACCACTGAGTATCTACTTTATAGGTTCTATCTCCTATTTTTAAATCAAAGATATAGGTATCTTCTAAATTTTGAGTGTTTTCAAACATTATATCTTCTCCAATTCTTTTATTGATAAGTCTCTTTGTGCTATAGTGTCTTTTTCTACTTTATTAAGAAATTTAAGCAAAGCAGAGACGGATGCTTTTGTAGTAATATCAACCCAATGACCTAGAACTATGACACAAAATGGAGAATGTTGCTTTGATTCATGAGCAACGTGTTCTTTAGCTCTTTGTATTCTACCCAATAACTCACTATATCTTTCAATAGTTTTGTTTAATTCATTAGCTTCTTTTAATTGTTCGTCAGTCATAAAGACCTCATATCTTTTAGAGGATACCCCATACGAGAAGAATCTCTAGATTTATCAAATATCTTAACTCCCTTTAGCTTTTTTGAAATTCCTTTAAAAGATTCCTTACTATAAACATGATTATTCTTATTTGGTGAATCTAAAGGAATCTTCCATTTAGTTGTAACTAAGTTTTTCTTATTCATACTCTTTCTCCATAATAACACACATCTGCACACTCCTCCATAAAAGGACAGCTACCACAAGAACTACTGATGGGGTCATATAGTTTAAGATAACAGGGTAGTTCCTCCTTACGTTTATCTAATTCTTCATACAATCTATCTCTTAATGTAGAACTGATTCTATCACACTTTCTAATAACAAAGAGAATATAGTCCATAGGTAGGTCTGAAATCCTAGATCCATTATACTTACCAAATGTAATAATATCTAATTGCTCTTCATTAGATATTTCTTTCTTAGTCATTCCTACCTTCATGAATCTTCCTTTAAGTATATAGTACCGTTTTTATATTCCACCCTATTCTTTAAATAATGTCCCAACACTCTTTTAGGTATACGATAGACTTCCGTATTATTCTCAAGACAAATAGTTAAAGCAATCTTATGTTTTTTATAGAAGCTCTCTAAAGAGGGTAAATCTATAGTTAAGTCTAAGTCACCACACCATTCATAAGTATCTGATTTGACCCGACACTTTATAAGTGCGTTAAAAATAGAGATATGATTGGGAAATTCTTTTTTGTAATTAGATCGTGAGTAGTCGAGTATTCGTGCTGGAGGTAATCCTAATAGTGTTAGTTCTTTGATAAACTCTGCAAATCGCATTAATTAGCCTTTCAAACATGTGTATAATATAATGAATTTTTAGATAAAAGTCAAGAGAAATCTTTAAATGATTGCAAAATTTCTTTCAATACATGCTATAGTGTCGTGTATAGCACCGCCATGATGAAAGAGAGCAATCTTCTCTAACTCAAATCCTCTCTTGCTTCCCATAGATACAGACTGATAACCAAATGTTATGACTTTACCTCTATTAGATAACACAGAAGGTATCAAGTCTTTTAGTTGTCTAAATGGAGAGGCTATAACTCCTTTGTACTTCTCCATAGATTTTCTTACTGCATAGGGTGGGTCTAAGATAATAGTATTGAACTTAGTAGTAGGATTAGATTCAAGCCAATAGTTGATAAAGTCTAACGCATCCATGTGGTAGTCTGTGGGCATTTCCGGGTTTAAATCATTTCTGATTTCATTAACATTCAGCTTAGTTATACCCGCAAATAGATTTAATACTTTACCTTCACATTCATATTCTACCCATTCTCTTATAGGTCTTACTTTAAATGTGTATTTATATAGTGGGCACTTAATATAGTCAATTATCATTGTTACCAATCTTCTTTAAGAATCTTCTTAGACGTTTTCTACCTTTACGTTTAAAGAATCTTTTGCTCTTTGTGTGACACTCATCTGGATGGGATGGTCGTTTTCTTGTATATTGTTTTTTAAAGGACATATATACTCCTTGAGCCGATGGTAGGAATCGAACCCACAATCATTACATTACAAATGTATTGCTCTACCAATTAAGCTACATCGGCGTTGGTGGTCGGTGGAACTCGAATCCACAATTACATGAGCCACAATCATGCGTGTCTAACCATTTTCACCACGACCACAGACCCAAAGACGGGAATCGGACCCATATACCTGATTTGGAAGACCAGTATTCTACCATTGAATTACTTTGAGTATGAATTATATTGTGTATTTCTTTAAATCCCACCAACTCTTACCTATTTTTAAATCAACTTTCATAGGCGGGGAGAACGCCCCCTCAGGTTCCAATAATCTGTTTACAAATATAGGAGCAAATCTTTCAAGTTGACTATCTGCAACCTCACATAGTATAGAATCATGTACTGTAATAACTATACCTCCATTAAAAGTATCAAACTCCTTATTTACTTTTATCAAAGCCCTTTTAACAAAGTTTGCTGTAGAGCTCTGAATAATATAGTTTACTGCCTGTCTTTCATATTCTGCTATGTTATATTCAGTATCATTATTTATCTTAGGAAATCTCCTCATACCTCCAAATACGTTTCTAACATACCCGTTCTTATGTACAAACTCTATTGTAGAGTCAACAAAGTTCTTTACTTTAGGAAAGGTTCTAAAGAACATAGTATGTATCTTAGAAGCCTCTACTTTGGATGTTTTAAGATGTCCTGATAATGACTCCTCCCCCATACCATACAGAATACCCAATACCATACCCTTAGTAAATTGTCTTTCAGGAGATTCCTTAGTTATGTTATCCTTCTTGAACATTACTTTTGCCATAGTAATATATATATCAGCAGTAGTACAGGCTTTCATTAAAGCCTCTTCACCGGATAGAAAAGCAAATCCTCTGATTTCGGCCTGACAATTCTTTGCAAAAATACCACACTTTAGGGCGTAATTATGGCAGTTGCTTACTGTCATATTATACACATCTTTATATCCGTAAAAGCGTATTCCTACTACTTTATGATTATTGTCTATTCTGTCCGTAACCTTATCGGTTATTTTCCCAAAATCTTCTGAAACCCTATTAGTATCCCTCATACCTCGCAGGATATTTGAACAATTTCTACCACAAACATTGTATTTTAATTTATTATACTCCTTACCCGCTACAACCCGGCTCTTTCCACAAATTACACAGGTAATCTCCTTACTCATTAGGGTTCTTCTATTTTTTATTTTTAAAATAGACTCTGGGGAATGATGCTTTCCGAACATCCCGTTGTTGGCCCCAACATTACAACCGGATTCTCTAACCGCTTTTATCATTTGAGATATTCTAAATTGTCTATTTTCGTCGGAACATTCTCCCCAACTCTTTTTTATTGCGGTACTCAACTTCTTTCTATATTTAGGATTACTAAAATTCTCTCGTACTTTATCGGAAAGGGTGTGTTCTTTTCCGTGTATAGCCTCATGTTGATTAGGAGTTAAAACTTCCAAATTACTCAAATTATTATTAGTACCGTCTCTATCTATATGATGTATTACCTTTCCTTTTCTATCTATTCCTAAAACATCTTCTACTACTATTCTGTGTAATGGTATGTTTAATACTCTATTGAGTCTACTTATCGAAGAAACATTTGTATATTTTTTACCATAGGTGGTATTGTAGTCTACCCTATGGGAGGGTAATAAGGAATCCCCAATATGCAAATCCTCTATTTTTTTATAAGTACCGTCCCTCATTAAGATTTGATGCTCCTTAGTTCCCTTAAAACTCTCCCCATTATCCATCATAATCTCAAATACCGGAGCATTTTTGGTAGACAACCAAGCCCGCTCTATCCTCTCAACCCCTGTCCTTCTTTTTTCTAAATTAAAACATAAAGTATAGATTTCCTCTCCTTCACTTATCCTCCTCTCAATATTTTTGAGGGTGTCTGCTCCGGATAACAAATTAATCTCAGTGTCACCATCTAAACAATAGTCCGCATAAACGAATGTAAATCCTTCTCTTGCACAAATCATCTTTTTGATGTGCTTATTGTTTACTATATTCTGCTGATTGGGCTCGGTAGCACTTAATCTATCTGTTACTGTAGTAGTAGTGTGTAGTCTACCATGTACTATTCCTCCTATTGCTACTTTAGGCAGTCCTAAGATATAGGTAGAGTAGACCTTTTCTACTGCTGAGTATGCTAATAATAAGTCCAATATAGGATGATGGGTTGCATCCTTCAGTAGAGAAAGTGCTCCAATATCCGTACTCGGAGTACCCGACTTTTCTGTAGTTTTTAATATAGGGAAGTTAAATTGCTCAAATACCGATACTAACTCCGGCCCCGAATTTATATTAAACTCTCTGCCTACAATTTTATATATCTTACCAGATAAGATGCTTAATGCCCTCTCATATTTTAGTCTACATTCTTCCGCATACTCTAAGTCTATTTTAAATCCCCTTTCCTGTATTTTCATCAATACAGGTTGCACCTCTAAATGAAATCGTTTATAATATTCAAATAGTTGGGGGTCTTTTCTTAGTGTTTTTGTAAAGTCCTCCGTAAGTCTGAATGTTGCTATGGTGTCATTACAACATCTATTCTTTATAACTTCTATTGGTAATTTATCAAATCTTTTTATCCTACCCCTACCCATAAGAAGATTCGATTCATCTTTGTACCCCACTAAATCCGGGTAATTGGAGTTAGTCAGATACTCTAAATCATTAGGAGTATTTTCGTCTAATATATGGGCTAATACTAATGAATCGGCTCTAACAGACCTTACTATTATACCCAAGTCCTGTTTTAAGAACTCTACATCGAACATGGCTTTATGAAAGGTCTTACCTACTTTCTCATCTTCTAACACTCCTTTTATATCACTTAATATTTTATCTGATACACAAATTTCAAGATTATCTCCTAATACAGATTTATCCCTTATTTGAATATAATAACCAGAATCCCTATTATAAGAGAATCCTATACCTATTATCTCATCTCCGGCATAAACATTCAATCCAGAAGTTTCCACATCACAACTTATTCTTTTAGACTCTCTTAACTTGTTACATAGATTAGATACTTCTTCCTCTGTTTTAAGTAATATCTTTTGTGTAGTAGATTTAATATTTATTAAAGATTTTGCTAATTTAAAGTCAGAGATAACATCAGATAAATATTGCATATTACCTCTTCTAAGGAAGGAGGGGTGTAAAGAGGGGACAATCTTTATACCATTCCAAGTCTTTACTGTTCCCCGTTTCTTTACTATTCCCTCGCTTCCAAAGAAGAACTTGTGGGGAGTATTCCCTAAAGCAAGAATTACTTCTGGTCTTATTGCTGAAATTAGGGGTAATAAATGTGCTTTTGGGCATATCTTTATTGCCTCTAAGGCATCCTTGTGTTTAATGTCATTCTGAGGAGGTCGGCAGCATACGACATTAAATACATAAATATCCGATTCTTGAATATCTGCTTTATGTAGAATTTCATCAAGAAGTTGTCCCGCTTTGCCTACAAAAGGTATTCCAGCAATACTTTCCTGCTCTCCGGGAGCCTCCCCCACAATGAGAATCTTTGCTCTCTTATTTCCTCTACCAAATACTGGTTGATTAGAGTGCTTTCTAAGAGAACATAAGTTGCAATCCTTATTCAAATTATTCCTTAATTAGTCCAAATTTATTTATATTCTTATCCCAATCATCATATAGTTCTTTATTAGTTTCCTTTATATCTAAGGACAAAATCTTAAAGTCTTCTATATTGCCGATAATTCTTGTATATAATCTACCCCCATCAATAGCAATCTTTCTACAAGAGCATTCCCTGTAATCATGATGTGCCCTACTAAAAATAATATCACCACAATTAAAACATTTAATAGCGCAAACTTTCATTAATGACTCCTATACTTTAAAATAAACTCCTAATTTTTCAAAGTTTATTATCCCTTTAGGGAATAATTTTAATAACTCAGCCGGGGTTTTAAAGATTAATACCCTACCAGAACTATAGTGAGATATATCTTTAAAGTCAAACCTACTTAGACGTTGACCATCTCTTGCAATAACATTTCCACACGAACAAGTTACTGCTACATCAAATTCTCTTGAATAGATATGCTCACCACACTTTAAACAAGTAGCATAATTCAAAATCATATTAATTCTCCAACAATATCGACTAAAAGTTTATTAATTTTATCTGTATCCGGGTACTCTCTCAACTTACAATGTTGAAAAGAAATGTTTATAGTTTTAAATAAATTATTAGCCTCCTCTTTAATTTTTTCTAATGATACTTCTCCTCTTTTTATTGCAATAAGATGCGAATTATCTTTTCTTTTTACCTCAATAGTACCCTTTTCAAGAATATCTATGCCCGTCTTTAGAAGTCTAATTAAGTGAGAACACGCCTTGCAGTTTCCATGTATAGAAATTTTTCCATTTTTTCTTGTTATAAGAATCCCATTGGGAACCGAAAAACAAACAATTCTTTGATTTTCCACAGGAATTTTTTTTACAGATTTATTTTTAATAATAGTATGGACTTTAGAAATAGAGCAATTTATAAATAATTGATACATTGCGTTAGAATATTTTGAAGAATTTGTTTCATAGGGCCCATTTAAAGAGCTCACCCACCCACACATAAAAACTAATTCTTGAACATCATCGCATAACAATTTTGAGGAATTATGAAAAATAAACTTTTTTTGTTCAGCGGATACTATAGTTCCGCCCCCATAAATAAGACCTTTAAACAGATAAGACATCATTCTCTTAGTAGAGAGAAACACCCATCTGGGAATTCTTTTCTCCTTACTATGTCCACAATCCATATATAGTTGATTAATAATTTCCTTATTCCTTATAGATAACTGCCACTCTTCCTTCCTATTTTTTAAAAAAGAGGGGGATCCTCTTTTACGAGAATATTTATAGATAGAACTCTTACAGACAACTCCGTATTTATTTTGAAATCTTGACATCTCTCGGCACAGCCTCCCCCCTTTTGATTGAGAGATTACTAAGCTATGTGGCTTTTTATTACGAAATTGGAATGTTCCATCAGATAAAAACCAACCCATTAACGACATATATGTTGTTAGGGGAATTGGCAATCTTTTTATAAAATCTGGATGTTGATAAAGTGTTGTTTTTGATGAGGGTGCTAATAATATACTAAAACAATCGGGAAGCTTTGAGGCCTCCCCCAAACACCAATTATATTTTTTCCCAGTATTTCTTCCCATCTTTTCATATAATAGTCTATGATTTGGTGTTACAGTAGTTTCAACATAATCTCCGAATATTCTATAAATATTTCCAGTAAATAGACTATTAAATCTTTCCGTAAATTGTTGATATTCTACTCCAAATTTATGTCTATGAAGCATGGGCAACTGAGTTCTATTTAAAAAAATAGTAGCTAGTTTCGTTTCTGGTAAAATGTTATCGTATAATTTCCATCCTTTGTCGGTTAGAAATTCTGTATCATCGGTATAACAATCAAATCCAAACTTATCTACCAATGCTTTTCTTTTCTCTCCCATATATCCATAGTAGTCAAACTTATGGATTCTATCTAATTGAGATTTAGCATATCCGCAAAAGGAGTAGTAAGATTGTTTAGATAGAAATAAATCTCTATTATCTATTAGTCTTTGAAACTGGGGGATCTTCCTTAGAAACATACTATCTTCTAAATATAATAATGATAATACATTTGGATTATTTTTAATTAATAATCTGACAAACTTTCTCAATTCATAAATAGTTACATCCCAATACTGCTTGGTAAGTACTAAAGTATCTCTACTTCCAAATGTATTTAGTCCTAAATAGTATTCTCTATTGGGTACAACAATTCCCATTACATCCTTGTCATCAATAGAGTTTGCTTGATATGTTCCATGAGAAATGGAGCCCATATAAGCAAGAGCAATAGCTCTATCAAACAAATCAAAATCTTTGCTATGTTCTACTAATAATTGATTAAGTAATCTCATAATGATAATTTACTAAATTTTCTATTAAAAGTCAAGACTTATTTAAAATAATCTTACTTTATTCTCATTTATTCTTTGAAATTTAATCTCCGATGAGGGTCATTCGCAACGGAAGACGCACCTATTTCACACGGGCTAAGTGTTTTTGCTTCTATGTAAGGGTTAAATAGTCTTACCCTCACCGGAGATATTTATTTGTATTTCCTATTTAAAAATAGGTTTACCTTCTTCCCACCTTTCTACCTCATACAATACTACTTTATTTCGTCTATCTAAACTCTCCCCAAATCTACCTATAGGTTTTAGTTTAGTAACAAAGTTTTGAAAGATTCTATATACTAAATACTTTGCATCTAAATATATATTTAGTTTATCTGACACCTCTTTGATTCTACTTCTTGCATCATCACGAGTAAACACATTATTATATCCAAATGTATCTGCCATTATAGAATAGGGTAGTTTATACTCCGAGTATTCAGAAAAAGGGCAACTATAGTGTACATTGAAGCCAAACCTATCTACATGATTAGATGGTAAAAAGCTGTTTACCAGACACTTTGTTGGGTCTTTGTAGTATAGAGCACCAATAGTGCTAATTAAATCAATCCTAGTTAATTCTGGATTGGTTGCAACCAAACATAATCCTTCTATACTTTGTGCTATGCTTTTAAGAAATTCTAAATCAGCATGATTAACTCTGTAATAAAATTCTATTTCATTTAGTCTTGCCATTATTTTTTCACTAAATCCTTGTTTTCTTCTTTGAGTTTCATAATATTCTGTACTTGTTCATAAGATATGGGGTAATAATTGTTATTATCCACTCCCACATCATAGCTCTTACCATAAGAGGGTAGCCTTCCATGAGAATGTCCATATAACATCCAAGCCCCATAATGGGAATGGTCCCATACCCTCATGGCATAGTGGCACAGTACAATAAACTGATTGTCTATTCTAATAGTCATTAATGGGGATAGTTCTTCAAACCACTGTGGGTTTTTTCTACACTCCTTATCATGTGAGCCATAAATCATAACTATTCTACCATTTAGTTGCTCTCTATATACCCTACTATTGCCCCAAGAGAAGTCCCCTAAATGATATACTAAGTCTTTGACTCCCACAACTTTATTCCAATTATCTATTAGGGTTTCATCCATTTCTCTTGTACTTAGAAATGGGCGATTAGTAAACCTAATAATGTTATGATGCCCAAAGTGGGTATCTGCTGTAAACCATATATTAGTCATTAGGCACCCCCAAATCTTCTCTACTGACTTTTAATTCCTTTTCTATTATTCTAAAAAGCTGTTTCATCTTTATTCTGGTAATATTTGAGTTACAGTTAGTACAAAAGAATTTACCTTTTGCGTGTAACCTTTCTCCCGATTCTCCGTAAAGATGCTCCCTATAGAAATTAGGTAAAGATGTAACATCACTCCCACAATTAAGACAAAACACTTTGTCGGAATCTCTTTTAAATCCCGTTCTTTTCAAAATTCTGTAAACCGTTCTTTCGGACACCCCCATAACGTCCGCTATCTCTCTTATAGGAGCATTAGGATAAGTAGTCATAAGAGTTGATACTAAATTTTTTTCTATCTTATCTAAGTTATACTCATCTAACTTAGGGATAGTTGTTGATGGTTGT